ACGATCATCAGACAAATTTTGTTTTTCGCCACTTGATTCAAAATGATTATAAATTTCTTGCAAACCACCTCGAATATATAATTCTAATTCTTCAGTTCGTTCTTTACCAACAAGTTCTATTGATCTATCAACAGCAGTTTTATAAAAAGAACCTTTTTCATATTCAGCAGCGTTCCAAGCTTCATTCCACCTAGAAGGATTTATATTATGATAAGCACTCTCTTCTCTAGCAAGATAACCTGCTGTACGAAAAGCACGTTGAGCAAACCTAGAAGGTTTCATAACGCCTTGCTCCCAAGTTTGAGAAGCAACCTTACCTAAACCAAAACCTAAAGCTCTAGCAGGAGCAAGCGCGTGTTGTAAAACACCAAAATGTTCTTCAGGTAATAATGGAATGTCCCACGTAAAAAGACGTTTAAAAAAATTGTCTTGTTTTTTTTCACTGGGCAACTCATACCCACTACTACGCAACACTTGTTGTGTTTGAACAGGCAAAGAAACAAATTCGTATTCTTGTTGCTGTTTAGGTAACAACTCAAAGTTATTTTTCATTTCATTAAGCTGCACTTGACTTAAAGATTTAGTCCATTGTTCTAACATTTGTTGATCTGATACAGGACTTAAAACAGTGTTAACCATTGATTGAGGATCAACATCAAAAAATCTTGAAGCCCCAGTGTTTTGCAATAAAGCAAACCTTCTGTTATTAAACTCGTCGTCAAAACTAGAAGACTTATTTAAATCAGGTTTTTTAATAGGAGCTATAGCCATTACTGACCTTGCATCTGCATAGCTGCTGCTAAAGTAGCTGGATCTCCTGTTGAATCAGCCCAACTTTGTAAAATATTTTGAGCTATCTGATTTTCAGACATAGGATTCATAGTAAATTCTGGACGACTAACGCCATCACCAGCAGACAATAACGGTGTTATCTCTGGAATAAATTGTTGAGCAGCTTGCACAGGCAATGCTTGCTGTGGCGTTTCAACAGCCATATTTGTATCTCTTGTTTGAGGCAAAGGAATTTCTTCTTGAGCAGATATATTCTGTTGCACCTCACCATAAGCTGCGCCAGCTTCTAATCCCGGTGATTGCGGTGTTTGCGTTTTAGCTTTTCGTGGCATTAGCCCGCCCTTAATGCACCAACAAGTTGCGCTGCTGCTTCTGGACTAAAATCATTATTAGGTGGAGCAGCTTGCGGAGCCATACCTTCTGGTCCAGCAGCTAATCCTTGTGCTTGTTCAGGTGCCATAGTCATTCCTTCTTCAGGTGCAGGAGCTACAGCCGCTTGCTCTTCACGAATTTCACTATCGGCTTTTTCGATAGCTTCAAAAATATCAAGACCCTTCTTCCGATGTTTTTCAATCTTAGAGACGTACACGACAGGCAACTGACCGGACAATGCTTGTTGCTGAATCGCGGCCATAACTGCTTCTTCAAGTTGTTCTTCATCTACTCTACGTCCTTCAGCTTCAGCATCTTCAATAAACGGATGCTTAGTACGGAATGTACGAAGACTAATTCCTTTCATTGAAAGCAACTGACCTAACTGTATTGTAGTGCCTTGGATGTCTGCGCCGGGGATTGAGTACGAAACCACATTGTCATGCGTCTCAAAATGTTCGTTTGGAGTAAATTCTACTTGTCCAAAATCCCCAGCGTAACCAGTGTACATTGAGAATTGTTTGTTTCCAAAATAACCTTTGTAAGTAGAGAACAAGCATTCGTTTAGATGAGGAAGATGAGCCTCCATAATCTCTTGCATCTCTTGGATGCGTGGATCAAGCGCTGCGCCCATAAGGGAATCAATTCCTCTTCCGGTACGTAACGCTCCGTAGGTTTCTCCACCAATCTGGGGGACGGTTCCTGTTGAAATACGAGCATTTCTTTCCAATCTGTCGATCGCAATGTTTGTGCTCGGATCAGGAGTTGATCTTAATTCGCCGATAGATTCAGCATCAAGGAGTACGTTTACTTCCCCTTCACGACCGTCCTTCCATTCACCTCCGACGATCATGGGTACCTGACCCGATCGTCCTATTATATACCTATCAGGGAAGATAGCTTTTTCTTGCGCCATTATTTCTAATGCCATCATTTTTGACATAAGATCCACAATTCCTACAACATTAGAAACAGACGAAGCAATTTTATCTAGCGATACACGTCCCGGTGTTATTACACAAGGCATACCAGATTTGTTAACTGCTCTTGATAACTCAAGTTGCGTACTATGCAAAGAATAATTTTGAGCATGATTAGTGTAACGAGGTCCCATTATTCCAATAACAATGTGTTCTGCATCTACCCATTCACACACATCCCACAATTCTTGACGAGCATTTTCATCTGAAGCTACAGGCCCACCATTTTCTTGTCGCGCAGCAGGATAATATGCACGTAGCCAGTCACCTGATTTGCCGTATATAAACCCGCAATTTCGTGGAGGGTCTACATCTTCATAAGCTTGTGGTTCTGGGTAAACACCAAGCGGATCACGTACATCAATACGTGGTAAACCTTTTTCAAAATCAGGTGTAACAACTAAACACGAAGTAGCGTACCCAGCAAGATGCCGGTAAGCCCTACGCATTTTAATTTTGTATTTAGACGAATACCATGTAGCTGCAAGTGCGCGTCTACGTATGTCAGCGTATTCGCGTGATCTAACACCACGTTCTTTAGATTGATCTATAGCAGGACAACCAATAAAAGGCATAACTGATGCGGCTCTTTGAGAAACAGCATCAATGTTTTCTGCTATAAGAGCAGGGGTAAGAGGTGGAAGAACAGGTTCATTTTCCATAGAAGGAAGAGGAATTACATATTCGCCATTGTATCTTTCTTTAACTTGAAGCATTCTTTCTAATAAAGGACTTTGTGCTTCTTGTCTATGCCTTATAATTCCTGCTATTTCATCAAAGGTATACATTAAAAAACCCTACTATTAGATACACTTGTCTTCCACGGTAGTCCTTTAAAGCTGAATTGTGAAGAGTCCACACTATATGATTGTTTCCTTTGTCTCCAGAGTATCCAAATGAACCATAGTGCCATCACCTGATCCTGTCTTAGTTTAGTACCACGTTTTAATGGCCGCCATGCTTTAAGCTGTCTTATTAGTTCATCAGCTTGATGTCGTGTAGACGGATCATCTGCATAAGGAATATCAATTTCACCACGTATAAACGATAAAGCCATAGAAGGAACCCCAATAGTTTCATCATACTTATTTACACCAGTTAAATGCTCTCTTACACGAAAACCGTAACGTTCAGTCATTTCTATAAGACGCTCATCACGAGATAAACCTTTTTGAAACACCATTGCTTCAATAACAACATCCGATACTGTTGCACCATTCTGCCCACATCTAAGCACAGCTTCTTCAACAATACTAAGTATTTGTTCGTTGCGACTAAGACCCACATCTTCTCTAACAAAAAGAATTTTTAACTTATCTTCATGCGGAGTAGCAGCTATTACACAGTTGTTAGAACCTAACGCAGGATCTAACCCAATGTAAACACTGCAATCTTTTGGTGGATGATGATTAACAGAACGTAAAGGATTTAAACATTTCTGTATAGATTCTTCACTAAACGTAGCTTCAGCAGAAGAACTTGGCTGTTGCATATAGTTACGCGACCATGCTTCTTCACCAACTTTGCGTTTAATTCTGTCAAGCGCTTCCATAGAAAACATTTCAGGCCACAACGGTTCAGGCTCACCATCATCGTTAGTTACTATCGCAGGGAATCTAATCACAGAAAGAATATCTGGATCTATCTCGTTCATTACACGCTCATAAAAATCGCCTTCACCCACACGAGTACCATTAATACTCGTCCGACCATTCTCACCCGGACGAGTCAACCAGTCCTGACGAAAAATCTCGAACATCTGTTCGGTTAGATTCAATGAAACACGAGACTGGATATCATCAATATGTAAATGATCGGTACGTGTACCAGCGATCTTTGATCGCCAACCTAAAGAAACCATCGAATAATCACGCTCATCGTGACTAGCTTTCTTAAATACGTTAAAATAATCAGCACCCCACGATTGAGCAGTTTTACGACCACTCTGATTTTGAGGTACGAAAGGTCCATATTTAGCTACATATTTAGGGAAAGGTCCATGAGGTTCCATCCGGCTACGTATACGCCCAAGAATTTTGCGCGCCATGTCTTGGCCCTCAGATCCGACGGTGATCCTGAATTCGGGATTTGTCGCCAATTTGTAGCAGAAGTAGTCCTCGGCAAGCGTAGTTTTGCCGTGTTCTGGAGGCCAGAGAATCAGGGTAATGTTTCCGGGTGGTGTATTTTCATACGCTTCGATGGCTTTGATATGGAACCAAGGGGACATGTGCCCGAAATAGTAACTTCTGAAACTTTGAAAAGTGCCGTCCCACTTCTCCATGCCGCCGTCAGCGAGCGCTTTGCTCCTGATAGCGTCCGCTTTCTCAGCAAAGTCAGGTATACGTTGTCTCCACTTATCGTAAGCAGACCGAGTGACACCAGCAATAGTGCAAGCCTTAGAGATAACTCCATGCTCCGCGAGTCCTTCAAGGAACAATTCACGAGTCTTCTCTCCCCTGACTTTGCTGACGTTGCCGCCATGCTGTTCATGCGAAGTATTAGTCATGGTCCCTCTTGGGTTAAGCGTGGTCAAAGACCGACTTCGTTACCTCTAACTCAACAGTTTCGGCGGCAATAATACCTTCACTACCAACAAACTTTACTGTGTGAACACCTATCTGATCTAATGTAAAATCTTTATAGTACACACCTGCACCGGATCGTGTCATACCACCTGATCCTGTGTAAGAAGTGTTAGTCCCATCAGGTTTATTCCAAGTGATAGTAACATCGTCTTCATTATCTGTTGGATCGTCAGCAGTTCCACCAGTTGTAAACGTGGCAGTTACGCGCACTTGGTCATTTTTATCGTATGTTGCCATTAAACACCTACTGTAATCGAAACGTCATCTACTAACGATGATACAAGAGTAACATCATCTACTAAAGATGATACAATAGTAACATTTGTTGGCAAAGAAACTGCCAAAGTTACATTAGGATTTGGTCTATCCCCACCAATAACACAAACAAGTGACGCTACCCCACCAAATGGACCAGCACTAATAAAGTGAGCATGTGTTAACGCTCCTTGTATTGAACCACTTCCAGAAAAATTAGCTTCTATAGGCCGTTTTTTAACAATGTCCGCTGAAACAGTTGAAGTTGCAGTAAGCGCAGACGCTATAGAAGCCTCTTCGATAATAACTGTGACTTTCGACGTTGTTGAAGACAAAGAAGAAGTAATAAAATTAGTCATATTCAAAGCTGTGCTTACAGAAGCAGAACTTGAAATTGCTGAAGCGATAGAAGCTTCTTCTACGATAACGGCTGTTATTGAAGCTGAAGAAGAAATCGCCACCGTTATACCTGCAATAAAACTAATCTCTGCCACTACTGAAGCGGCACTAGATATAGCTGAAGCTATTGACGCTTCTTCTACTATTTCTGCTGATATAGAAGCTGAACTGGAAAGAGAAGCAGTAAGAGTAGGTTGAGTCCCTCCATCATAGTTGAGGGTTGTGACACGATAGTCTACACCTGCGGCTCTGTATACAGTCATGCCTTAAAAAATATCATCTATTTGGAGTTTTCTCCATCCATCTTTCTACATCTTCTAATGTCACGCCTATGCCTTTAAAGTTTTGTTCTATTGAATAAATAGGCCATCCTGCTAAAAGAAGTTCTCTTGCTTGAGGTTTAAGCGTTCCATCTAAAATAGATCGAAAAGTAAGCAAGTATCTTAACGGTAATGTAGACATTGTTTCTTCAGCTATTTTTTTTGCATGATCCCAAAATTCTGTTTCATGTACAGATCCTTTAAGGTAATGCATGTTGATTACTGCTTCTGTTTCCATTAAAAGATTTTCATATGCGGTACTAAAAAGAACACTTTCAAAGTGTCGCTCAGGATGCCAAACGTCAAAAGCCATTCTATTCACACTGTCTACTGCCCAAAGAGAAGTAGCTTCAAGAGGTTCAAAGAAATGAGAAGCGTTACCGTTTCGTATAATCCTTCCTGCTTCTTGACCTCCTGTGTAATAACTAGGAATACACATCGACCTATGCGGAGACCCTTCTCCTACTACTTCAAGCATCTCTTCTAAAATTTCTTCTTCAGTAGCGAACTTGTCGTTATACAAATAGCCGTAAGACATTCTGTGCTGTAAAGGGATCCCAAACATCCAACCATTTTTCATAGCTTTAGCTAACGTCGTTGGTCTTTCTACTGGTTCTCTATCTACTATTACAGCAGAATTGACAGGTGCCTCTATTGGCGTTCTAAGATTTTCGTCTGCCCATCCGCGACAATCCATAACAAAATCACTATCTACAGTTTCTATGTTATCAATGTGGTCATCTGTAAAAGTCACATTAGACAAATTGCTTTCAATGTATTCTCTAAGTTTTGACGAATCAAAATGGATAGCGTACACACCAAGTAAAAACAAATGAACAAAATTTTTACTTTCTCCCCACCCGTCATAATGAATACCATGTTTTTGTGTCGCCCCAACTGCATCCATGTCAAA